ACGTTCTACAATGTGCTGAAGACGCCGGTTGGGACAAAGACCAACTGAAGAAACTACAAACAGAACTAGGCAAGGAAGATGGATCGGGAAGCGCTACGAAGGGCAGCCGCAAGCCGAAGAAATGATGTCGCTGTCACCAAGCCAAAAGCTGTGACGTGGCATTGTGAATTCTGTCTGCGTGACTTCCAAACCGAAAATGGTTTCATGAACCATCACTGCGCTGAGCGCGAGCGTCTCGAGGAAATGAAGTCTCCTCGAGGTATTGCGGCGTACGCGTACTACAGCGAATGGATGCGGTTGCACAAGCGTTCCGTGCCAGCAGCCGATCGCTTTATGACTTCTCGCCAGTACAACTACTTTATCAAGTTCGTTGACTGGGCCGAGAAGACGGCGATTCCAAATCCAAATCAGTTCATCAAGGTCATGGTGGATACTAACACGCAGCCAGTTCTGTGGTGCCGCGACACGACGTACGCCATGTACCTGCAGTGGTACGATAACGCGTATCCTCCACTTGAGCAGTTCATTGAGACATACGATCGCTTGGTTGTGCATGCGCAAGATTATGGCGTCCCAGTGTCTGAAGTGTACCAGGCGATTGGTGCAAAGGATATTGCAAGACTCGTCCGCCGTCGCAAGCTCTCACCGTGGTTGCTGGTGGTGTCGCAAAAATTTCTGAAGTGGGTCCAAGCTCTTCCGCCAACCGAGAAAGAAATGATCAGTGAGGCTATCAACTTTGGCGCTTACGCTGCCAAACTCAACCAAAACCCGGAACTCGCCCGTGAGCTCCGCGCTGCTTGTGAGGCTGAAAATGTCTGAACGCGTACCATTCGCTGAGTTCCCAGTTGAGACCCGTCAGTTCTACAGCCAGATCGTTTATCTGGCCATGCTGAACTTGACCGCCGTCAAGCAAGGCCTCTTCGATGTCAACCTCTGCGACATCGAAGACGATGAACTCTGCCTCTACAGTTGGTTCAGGTTCTGTGATCAAATCCCCGTCTTGAAGGTGCAACTCGGGCTTAAAATGCCTATTTAACAAGGAGATCAACATCGATATCGACGTAGACGTACCACCGACATTTGAGCGCACGATTTTTCCGTGGGCTAGAGCATCTGTGGTACGTGATGGACAGTTGGCTCCACACCCTTGCGGCGTCTACCCACAGACGATTCCAACCGATCCAGTCACTGGGTTGGCCGCCATTCCTTACGATGCGGCTGAAGATCTTGGGTACTTCAAGATTGACTTCCTGCACTTGAATGTGTATCAGTTCTTCAGCACCCGAGCTGAGATTGAAGAGCTCCTTGCCAAAGAACCAGATTGGACTTTGCTTCAATTGCCGTCCAATCATGCGAAGCTCTTTCAGCTTGCCAACCATGGTGAGCTTCTGCAGAAACTCAAACCATCAAACATTCTTGAGCTCGCCGACGTCCTCGCCCTGATTCGACCAGGTAAACGTAACCTTGTGCCGCTGTATCAGAAGGACAAGGAAATGGCGCGGCGACTACTGTGGGCCAAAGGTGATGAGGGGTACGCGTTTAAGAAGTCACACGCACTCGGATACTCTTACGTGATCTGGTTGCAATTGCATTTGATCGAACAAGGTCGTCTATGACTCAAATTTTCCTGGTGATTGCCTACGGTGGGCAATATGAAGATGCATGGGAGCGTGTTCTTCGCGCGTGCTACAGTGAAGAATCCGCTCAAACCACGATTGACAACCTCGTCAAGTACTTGGACGAGATTCGCGGTACAGAATTTCCAGAGTCACTTGAAGAATGGAACTTCGATTTTGAAGACGATGACGATGTCTGTAGGCATGACATCGCCTTGAATGAATTCAAGGATCAAGTGCTAATCGACATGGACGTCCCTGAAATCGATCGTGAGTGGTTACTTGAGAACTAAAGGTCGCTCTGAAGAATACGTGTCTATCACGGATTGGCGCGGCAACGAACTGCTGACAGTGCACTTTACCGAGTTCGACAAACTCGAAGGGTTCATCAAGAGTTTGCTCTCATCCCAAGAGCAATAAGCGTCGAACTGCCCACGTGAAACAATGGAGGCTTATTAGCCTCTTTTTCTTTGTGGGGATGACGTGAAATACAACCCTCCAGTCGACAATCTTCTTGTCGCAGTGACGTACGGTTCGCACTTGTACGGCACGAATTCTGCTACTTCCGATCACGACTTCAAGGCAGTGTACTTGCCTGACATGAAGGATCTGATCCTCACTAAGACGCCAAAAGTACTGCGCTTCCGCTTCGATGCGGACGGCAACACGATCTCTGACAGCGCCACAATGCCAGCAAACGGCTACGAAGCCGAGCATACACCAATCCAGAAGTTTGTTCATGACTTCTTGGGTGGCCAAGCTTATGCCGTAGAGACGGTGTTTGCGGTAGTGCAGGGCGCGCACGTGCTCCATAAGCCGCCAGTTGGTACCTTGGCTTCGCGGCGCACCGCAGCATTTGAAGCGCTCTGCCACTTCTTGGCGAAGAATTACATCCACCGCAACGTCAACGGGATGGTTGGCTTTGCCGTGAAGCAGACGTTTGACTATGTTCGGCGCGGAGAGCGATTGAACGCTGCCAAGAATGTTCTTGAGGTGCTGAAGAACACAATGAAGCACTACGAGATGACCACTGACCAGCGCTTCAAGACGTTCGATCCGAATGCGGTGCGGTTGGATACTGTTTGCCACTACATCCACCCAGTGTCGCACTTTGTGGAAGCCCAAACAGTTCTTGATCACGTGGCTCGTGAAACGGGTCTTGAACTTGGCAGCACAACGAACAACAACAAAAAGATGCGTACTCTCAAGCTCAATGGCCGCGAGTACCTTGAGACGACCACCCTGCCACACTTGATCGGTGCCGTTGAGAAGCTCTGTGACCAGTACGGCGAGCGTTCAACTCGGGCCTCCGAGGTGGACGTGGACTGGAAGTCTTTGAGCCATGCTGTGCGCGTCTACCAGCAAGTGATCGAGCTGTTGGAAACTGGCTTCGTCTCGTTCCCGCGCAAGAACGCGAAATTCTTGCTTGACGTCAAACAAGGGAAGCACGAGCTGGAGCATGTAAAGCGCTTGCTTGCCGGCCTTGATGACAAGGTCAATTTCCTGCTGACGAAGACGACCCTGCCAGAAGTGAACGAAGAGTTCCGAGGAAGAGTTGATGACGTACTGTTGGTTTGGCTGACGGAAGTCTACAAGTGGTAAGGCTTCTTACCAAATAAAAAGGGCTGCAACTGCAGCCCTTTCTTTTTACCAAAGACCCATGACATGGGTCATCACAGCAGCGTTTAGGCAGAGAGCCATCACCGCACAAAGGGTGCGAATGATTTCCATGTGATGTTTGATGCGCTCGCGACGATTTGCTTCTTCTTCGGGCGCCATCTGCTCTCCTTACGTAGGTTGGAACGGAATAACTGATGCCTTTGGGCGAACTTCTACGCCCGTTGGAACAGGATTTGCACGGCGCCGACGAACACGAGTTGGAGTCGTCAGGTCACGTTCGAAAGCTCGTCCGACCAAACGCGTTACGTACGCAAGGTCAAAGGTCTTGTAGATTCGGCGTGTGGCCTCCGTCAGTCCGAGGCGTGAAAGTTCGAACGAGAGTGGATACTCACCATTCGACTTTTCCAACCAGTTCTCGGCAATCTGAACAAAGGTTTCCAAGTCTACACCCTCTTGTACGGCGTAATCGAGAACATACGCTGTAATGTTCTCTTGGTCGATGTTGTCAACGATCACGAGGTAACGATCACGACGATGCTCCAACATGCTAAGCAAGTGAAGGTTACCACGATCTGATACGTGCTCGATGATTAGCGTGGGAATCTTTCGTTTAGAAATTTTACTTTCTCCCGGGGCGGAAGCCCATCAGTTTGTGGGGTTCAACTTGGTCTGCTGCTACGCGAACACAACGTTCGCCGTTGGTCATCCAACACAAGCCGACGTTGGCTTCAGAAATAAGCCGTTTCGTTTCTTGGGTTCGCTTCAACCCCTTAGTGGCTGCAGTGTGTTGCGCTCTGCGCTCTTCAGTCCACATCGCACTAGATTGTTCAGTCTTACGCGTACGATACTCTAAAGAATCCCAAGCCTGCTTTACACCATCAACCACCTTGGCGCGAAAGGCTGGATCTTTCCATCGCTGAGTTTGCATCCTCCCAAACAATGCTCGATCTTCTGCGGAGTAGTCAAGCTTCACACGACCACCTTGCCCGCCAAGTGCAATGTTCATGGATTTCTCATCGCGAATAAGGTCTTCGGTGACGAAGCTCTTTTCCAGATCGATAAGGTGTTTTCGATTCAATGCAAATGTGAGAATCTCGCGCACATGGTTTTCTCGGCCATGTTTGTTGATCGAGTGTTGGAGCATAAGACCGCTCCCAAGGTACCCGTCATTGAGGTCCTCAGTTGAGTGCATCCCAACGTAGAATTTTCCAGTTGTGATGCAAGTCGTTTTGTAGACGAAGTGGTGCATGGTTTATTTATGGGTTCCGGTTGTGGCATTGTTACGATTTCCTCGTGCCGTTACAGATTCACCAACACAAATTTTTTCGCTGTGCTAAAATTCAACCATCGACAAACGCACTACGAAATTCGGAGCTGAAAATGCTGAACAAGGAAAAAGTCGCGCAAATTCAAGCTGACATCCACGACGCACTGAAGGCCGTTGCTGAGAAGCACGGGTTGGTGATGTCTGGTACGAAGATCGTGTTCTCTGAAGTGGACTTCAAGCTGACAACCACTTTCGGCGACAAGAGCGAGATTGGTGCAGACGTTGATCCTGAGTTTGTCCGCAACTTGAAGCGCAACGGTCGTATGTACGGGCTGGACGTTTCCGACATCGGAACGAAAATCGCGATTGGCAATCGCGTTGATTTGAAGTTCCAAGGTCTGCGTGGCAAGAAGGCCGCAATGAAAGCCCCCGACAATAAGATTTGGTTGTATGACGCAACTCTGGTCGCTCAACTGATGAGGATGTCAAAATGATTTCGCCGTGCATGTGTGCGTGTTGACTGGCATTGGTAAATCGCAAAGGTGTTGTATGGCCGCCGTGGATAACTTTCAAGAGACTCAAGTCGCTGAGACCATGCAAGTGCGCAAGCTCCTGTCGCCTGAACTCCGCGTCAAGGTTGAAAAGCGAGTACGAGAACTTCTGGACTTCAGCGCAAACCGCTGGCCAGAACATGCCGCAAAGTTCCAAGACGCCCCTGACATTCGGTACGACGTCAAGAACCGGTTTGGTGGCCTTGCGGTGAGTGGTGGCCGTGAAGACTGGACCATTCGTCTGAACCTCATCCTGTGCTACGAAAACGAAGAGCACTTCATCAAGCACACAGTCGGCCATGAAGTCGCACACTTGGTTTGCCGTGTTGTTTACGGCTTCACGAAGCAAGTCGAAGAGAAAGGCCAGACCGTTACCAAGAAGGTGCGGTCACATGGCAAGGAATGGCGAAGCGTGATGGTGGAGTTCGATCTGAAGCCGAACACGTACCACACGTATGACACCAGCTCGATTGAAATCAAGAAGCGCGCTCGCTCGAAGCGTGGTGCGCCACTGACCCCAAGTCAGACTCTCGACATGCTCAAGCGTCTCCAAACAGGATTCCGGCGTCTTGACAAAGACGCCAAGCAAGAATTCATGGACTGGTGTGAAGCTCGCCAGCTCGGCCTTGAGGAGGACGAAGAATGACTGAGGAAGTATTTGATGCGCTGGCAAAACCAATCGTGCTGGGAAACAAATACGGGTACAGCACGAGTGCCAATGGGATTGGCAGCGTTGTTGTAGGCGCTGCAACCAAGATCACCAAGACCGGCAAGGTCACTTTGGATGTTGAGAGTCGTCGCAAGTTCTGCTATGGCGAGCCGTTTGAATCTTGGAGCGAGCATGCAGACACCGTATCTGTTCAGTCTTACCACTTATTTCCGGTGTAATCATGGAAGAGAAACCGAGCATCGCCACGTCAACCATCGTTCTTCTCGGTGGCCTTCCATTCGGCGTGTACTCATGCATCAAGCATGAGCTGGGGCTCGGTGATTCTGCTATGGTGCTTGGTCTGATTGTGGTGTCCGCTTTGTTGTTGCGAGCTCGCGAAAACAACGTCTCGATCTTCGCCATCCTCACTGGTGGGAAACCATCGAATGTGTTCCGCAGAATCCTCTTGCCAGCTTACGTGCTGTACACCATCATTGGCCATCGGTGGTCTCACCCAGAGACAGGACTTGCCGCCGCCGGAATGATTGCGGTGCTGTTCTTCATTGGTGAGTTCATGTCAATGAAGGAAGGGCATGATGAGCTCAAAGCCCAAGGATTTTGGTTGACACCATTTCACTTCCTTCTTGCTTTCGTTGCGTGGAGATCATGGCGGGCACGATTCGTGCTGCTCGCAATCATCTGCATGTTTGTGTTTGAACCGGATTTGACAAGGCGAGCCGCCGCGTCAGTTTGGGATTTGCTATGGGGCCCAATCCCAAGTACACGATAGGTTGTCAAAATGAAGATGTACATCCCTGAACTCGGCGACAGAATTGTTCTGACAAAGGACTGGTCCTTCCAACTGTTCAACGAACATCGCAATAGTGGGCTCATCAACTTGCTTGGCGTCAAGTTCAAGGGTGACTACTACGTCTACAACGGCAAACAATACTTCCACGCGTCGAAGACGGAGAACGGGTGTTACATTTTTGGTGTGGAGTCCGAAGATGGCGACTTCAAGAAATGGAACCGTTGTGACGTCATAAATGGGCGCGTGCCTGGCGTCACGTTTGTCAAGGAAACTGGTATCGAGGTTTCCCTGAAGGCTGGCCAAGTGCTCACCGTCGATCGAATCTACGTGCGAAAAGGCGCGAGCGATTTCAGCTCCATCACGTTCAACTACATCGGCGCGCCGAAGGGCTCAGGTCGCGTCAGGTTCTGGGCTAAGCTCGCTGACGTGAACACCATAGAATTCGACCTGGCAAAATAAGACTACTGCGTCACAGTACGCGATACAATGCGCCAATAATTCATTCAGCCAAATCATGAGCATTCAAACTTTCGTCCAAGCCATCAAGACCTGTGAAAGCACCAACGGTGCCGGCAAAAAAGCCATCATCCGCACTGCGCTGCTGGGGCTGAGCGCGGAAGGTCGAAAGCTCATGTACTACGCCATGAACCCGTACTACACGTACGGTGTCAAGAAGTTTGATCGCCCAAAGGAGTACTCCACCGAGGACGGCGAACTGAGCACCATCATTGATGTGCTCGACCAGCTGCGCAACCGCGAGTTGACTGGTACCGCAGCTCGCGACAACGTGACGATGCTGCTGTCGGCCTTCACGAAAGAAACTGCGCACTACCTCGAACGCGTGATCGAAAAGGACCTCAAGGCCGGTTTCTCGCCAGACACCTACAACGCCGTCTGGCCAACTGACCCAGTTCCCACATTCAACGTGATGCTCGCCGACAAGTGCGAGGACGCTGAAGAATTCGAGAAGTACGTCACCTTCCCGTGTCAAGCGGACTGGAAGTACGACGGCGAACGCAATATCTCGGTAGTCAAGAGCGACGGCATCAGCCACATCAGCCGTTCTGGTCTTGAGGCCTTCCACATGAACGGTCTGTTCGACGCAGAACTCATGGACGTTCACGAGTACGTGAAGACCAAGTTCGGTTGGGACAACTATGTGTTGGATTCAGAACGCTTCGCGAGCGACTGGACCGACACCATGAACGCTAAGAAGTCTGGCAACGACGAAGCCAAGTCACGGATTTTCCTCCGCGCATTCTTCATCATGCCACTGGCTGACTGGGAAGCGCAGAAGACCGGCATCACAATGCGCCAGAACCGCAAGAACATCGAGGAAATCCTCGAAGCTCTGCCCCAAATCAAGCGCATCACACTGTCTCAAGGTCGTGAAGTCAAGGACTATCAGGACATGACTGCGTACTGCGACGAAGTCACGACTCCTGGTTTCGACGGCCAGCCGAAGGGCCATGAAGGTCTGATCCTCAAGGACTGGGATGCCACGTACGCGTGGGACCGTACCATGGCCTGGTGTAAGGTCAAGAAGTTCTACACGGCCGATGGCATCATCATCAGCGTCGCGTCAGGTCGTCCGAAATCAAAGTACGAGAAGACAACAGGTCGACTGAACTGCGTTGGGTATCTCGAGAACGGTGAGAAGTTCGAGTGCGGTGTCGGTAGCGGCCTCAAGGACTGGGAACGTGACGATATCCATGACAATCCTGAGAAGTACCTGAATGGCGCCGTCACGATCGAAATCAAGTACCAAGAAACGTCCAAGGCAAAGGGCAAGGACATCCTCTCGTTGCGCTTCCCAACTGTGCATCGCTTCCGCGGTCGCGACGACAAGATCGTCAACATCGAGGACTGATCATGTCAGAAAGCGTCCTGACTGAATTGATCGGGGCGTGCGAAGATTCTGTGTTCTTCGCCGCCATCAGCAGAATGGGGCTCAACACAATTGGGCACCACATGCACACGACTTCCGGGCGGTTGCAAACTGTCGCGTTGGCGAATGATCAGTACTTTGGGGACGGGTACTTCATTGACCGTGAAGGTGTAGAGCACGAGCTCGTGCACAAGACCTTTGCCTTTCCGAACGGACAGACGATGTCTGTCCTTGTACCAAAGGATCAGACGTGAAACGTGTTTTGTTTTGGGCACTGTTCATCCCAATGGTCGCCATCATGATCCTGACTGACACGCTCGCTGAGTTTGCCAAGTGGTATGATCGAATCTGCCATAGGTTCGAAGCGTGGTGCTTCGACTATCCATTCGGACGCCCAAAATGAGACCAATTGAAGTTGTCACTCTTTTTCTCATGCTCGCATTACTTGGCTGCATTGCCGTCAAGTTCGTGTTTGCCATTGTTTCATTCGTTGTGTGCCTTGCCCTTGGCGCTTTGATAGCTGCAGGCGGGTACATGATCTATCGACTCCTCAAGTTGTTTAAAGTCTAACTCACCTCCGCTCACCCGAGGGCCTCAGATTCGATAAGAACTGAGGCCCTTATTGCTTCTAGCTTTTGGCTTAACCGGCGTCGTCTAATGTCGCCGTAAGTCGTGATCCCGACAGACCCGGCCCTAAATAAGCAAGCAGTAAACCGGAACAGGGTCGTGAAGCTCTATGACTTTTCAGCTTACGCCAAAAGGCGAGAAGCTCAGCGTAAAGCTGAACAGGTTGAGGCGCTCAAGGAACGACTCAACGAACCTGGTGCAGTTGTAGAGCTCAAGCAGAGCGTTAACGACTACCTCATCCTTCACAGGGAAGTGCTACAACAGGCGTCCTGATACCTGGATTCGGTGCTATTACAAATAGCCTAAAATCAGATCATGACTGCCAAATACATTCGGGTCGCTTCAGACCTACACCTCGAACAATTCTACGGGGCTGACATTGACAAGCTTGAAGAAAGCTGTCTTGCTGCAGACGCCCGTGATAGCGAGTCTATTCTTGTACTCGCTGGCGACATCTCATCAAAGCCCGATCAACTCGTGTCCTTCATCGCGAAGGTAGAGCCGCGCTTTCGGTATGTGATCTACGTTCCAGGCAATCACGAGTACTACCGTCACGAGATGACAACATGGATCCGCGAAGTTCGAGCGCTATTTGAAACGCAAACGGACCGGACTTCATACGCCCTTGGTGAGGATGTATTGTGCCACAATGTCGACAATGTGCGCTTCATCTTTACTACCATGTGGACTGTCGGCGGTGAGGACCTATCTGAGATGGGGGCAGTGGGGGCGGCGCTGAATGATTTCCGAATCATCACCTTGAATGGTGAGCGGTTCTCGGTGCCGAAGATGAGCTACATCCACAAGAAGATGAGGGCTAAGGTCGAAGACTTCTTGAAGGCCAACCCAGACGCAGTGAACGTCGTGGTGTCACATCACATGCCTTCGTACAGGCTTTGCCACCCTCGCTTTGGCAACACCATCAACGGTGGTTTTGCGTTCAACGGTGACGCGATTCTGGCGGCTGATTACGCGCCTGACATTTGGATTCATGGGCACACCCATGATACCATTGACACCGAACTGTTCAACACCCGAATCGTGTGCAACCCTCGTGGATACGCGAAAGAATTCACTGATGATGATCTTGAATTCAACCGCTACCGGGTTGAGCCGAAATTCATTGAGTTGTGATCATGGAAACGCAGAACTTTCCAGATGCACCACGAATCGTCTTTCACCAAGACCAAGATCCGCCAAAGGTGCAGCCATCTGAGGACATTGTGCACCTTTGGACTCCGCCACCAGGAAAGTACAGTCACCAGATGTACTTGTTGCGTGACAAGACTTGGTACCCGGTGTTGAACTATGGCTGACATCATTGACTTCACCGCAAAGCGAAAGCAAAAGGCGGCGCCTACGCTGGCTCCAGCTGCCACCATCGAAAGCATCGCGGTTGACGCGGTTGATTTCCTGCTTGGTGACTGGGAAAAGTTCGCACACAAGAATCGGTTGAACGACTACTTCAAGCAGTATTTTCCGAACTTCATCGGCGACGATAGCAAAGTGAACTACATGCGAGACTTGACCGAGCTCGCGTTGCTTGAAGAGAAGATTGGCTTGCCAATCATGGTGTTCTTCCCTGGCACCATTGAGCCAGTGCAGATTGGATGGGTTGTGCGATTCAAGATCGCAGATCACGAGGTCAGTACGCCCGACATGGCTAGCGAATGCTATGCTCGGTGCTTTGCCCTTTTGCTGTATCTGAAGATTAAGGCAGACGCCATCAATCTTGGGTTGATCGAGTAGCGTTACGTTTGTTACAACTTTGGTGCGCGGATTTGTTGTACGATGCACTACGTTAGCAACAACCAAGGTGCAAATCCATGGAAATTCTCAAGTCCGCATCCACGGCAGAGCTCAAAGCCGAACTCGAACGCCGTGAACTAGAGGCAGCAGCTCGCCTTAAGAAGAACCAGCTTGTGTTTGAGCGCCGTGATGTGCTGCTCTCGCTGATGCAGCATGGTCGCACGAGCTGTTCTGACGAGAACCCCGTGAACGGCAGCCTAGATCCTGGCAATGGCCGTACCGCGCCCCGGTGCTATAAGTGCGCGCTTCTGAATCTGTCTGAATTCGAGCTTGACGATGTTGAGCTGGATGTAACTGTCACCGTGAGGAGCGTATGACCCAAATTGAGTGGGTAGGTAAGCGTGTCGTCAAAATCTCCGGCAAGCCATTCAAGTCCGGCGCAAAGATCGGCACTGTTGCTGGGCTGGCGGTGCATCCAAAGACACAACGACTCTGTTTCACATTCGTTGAGGATTCCTCGTACGTGGAAGCGTTTCGTTGTGAGCCAGTAAAGGACAAAGCGTAATGCAAATCTTCTACAAAGAAATCCCTCTCGAAGAGGGTTTCCAAATCGCTGATTTGCCGAAACACAGCCGCATTGTGGCTGGGAAGGAAGTCAGCCTTGCTTCTGGCATCGAGCTCTTCGCGTCACTGCGCAACCAACCAATCGTGTGTTGGAAGTGCAAGTGTGTTGCGGATCGTTGGGTGGCGACCCTCGGCAAGAACGACAACAAGTCAAAGCCTGTGTTGAACTTGTACGCCGTTCGCATGCACAAGACGAAGAAAGGCAACATCATTCCAAAGCTCGTGATGATGACTCGTGACCACATCATCCCAAAGAGTCATGGTGGCAAGGACCTCGTCGAGAATCTGCGCCCTGGCTGCGAGACCTGCAACGGTCATCGCGGCAGCAACATGAACAAGCGAGATCAGAAGTTCATGGAAGAACATCCGCACTTGATCTGCCCTGAGCGCGCGGCGCGCGGTGCCGCAATCCGTGAGAAACAGGAACGCGAACATCGTGAGGCGGTAGCAAGACGCGAAGAGATTCCAGAGTTCTTCCTTGGCGACATTCAAGAAGGTACTGTGGTCGTCACTGACGGCAAGAGGGTCGTGTTTCAGACCTGACCCTTAGCTTCGCGCTTCTTAGCTTCGCGGGCGAGAGCAATTTCTCGCATTTTCTCTGCGAATCCGGGTGGTTTTGGCTTTGGAATTCCCATTTGCGCTTCAGACATCTTCATGGTGTCTTTAATCTTTCTTCCATGCTGAACACCAACTAGTTCACCTGAAATCCAACGTGGATCATCTTGACGCACACGGGTAACTACACCCTGCGCATCCTTTGCTTGGATATAGCCAATTTGGTTTTGTCCGTTGTACTTGACCCCAGAATTCTGACCTTTAAGAATCCCAGCAAGAAGATCGGGGTGATCTTTTGGCACGCTGAATTTGTGTCCATCAGCGTCTACCACAATTACTTTTCCCTTCTTCTTTTCTGACTGTCTCTGTTTTGCTTCTGCGCTCCAACCAGTGACGCCATCACCACCATCAGTTTTGTTTGCAAGTGGCCCATTTCCCAGATCAGCCCTCCCATATTTCGCGATTAGGTTAATCTCAATCTCTGCAGCTTCTATCCTTGAGAGATTCTCAGCGACCCGAATGATTGAAGGAGCGTGGCCGTTTCGTTTCAACTTCACAAGAATGTTGTGAAAGTGGTCATTCTTTAGACGCGTTCTTCGATTTAACACGTGATTCCAATGTTGAATATCACGATCACCGTGGCCCATCCCGACATAGAAAGGGATTTCATCCCTAAAGTAAACGTAAACATAGCAGTCTGCCATATACAATTTCTCCTTACCGTGTATTTAGCAGAAATAAATCGAGTTCCAACATGACAGACAATCTTCGTAAACTAGTCACCGTTCGCGCCATCACCGCCCTTGACCCTATTGAAGGAGCAGACCTCATTGAGGTAGCTACCGTTGAGGGGTGGAAGCTTGTGGTGAAGAAGGGCGAATTTGCTGTTGGCGATCCGTGCATTTACTGCGAAATTGATAGTTTCCTTCCTGATGGAAATCCAGCTTGGCAGTTCTTGGTAGACAAGAGCTCGCGCGAATTCGAAGGCGTAAAGGGCCACAAACTCCGCACCATCAAACTGCGCGGTCAAGTCAGCCAGGGCTTGGCATTGCCTATCCACGTGTGCTCCCAAATTGCCGAGTACGGAACGCCCGCAAACAAGCCGTATCCTGTTTGGCAGTTCAAGCTGCCTAATGGTGAAGTGCTGTACTGGGAATACGATGAAGACCTGCGGACTCTAAGGCAGTACGATTTCAGCGAACTGCTCGGTGTCAAGAAGTACGAAGCTCCGCTGCCTGCCGAACTGGTCGGCCAAGCTCAAGGCCTGTTCCCATCCTTCATCAAGAAGACAGACCAAGAGCGCTGCCAGAACCTCAAGGCTGAGATCTTCGGCTATGATGATGTCATCGTTCCGTTCAGTGTGGATGGCATGCCAAGCGACGCCGTTGATTCCCTGATCGCCAAGGGTGTGCTCAAGGAAGTGCAAGGACACGATGGCAAGGAGTACGTTAAGGTTATGCCTGCCAAGGCTGATCGTGACGCTCGCTACGAAATCACCATGAAGATGGACGGCAGCTCGATGACCGCCTTCCACCGCGATGGTGAAGTCGGCGTGTGCAGCCGCAATCTGCAGCTCAAGGTGAACGATGACAACAGCGGCAACACCTTCGTTCGCATGCTGATCGACAGCGGCTTGCAGCAAGCTCTGCCTCTGCTCGGCAACGTGGCAATCCAAGGCGAACTCATGGGCCCTGCCATTCAAGGCAACCGCGAGAACTTCAAGGACTTCCGGTACTACGTGTTCGACATCTTCCTGATCGACGAAGGTCGGTACGCAACACCAGCAGAACGTCGTGCAATGTTCGATCGCCTGACTGATCTGGGTGTTGACACGGCTGGCAAGGTGTTCCACGTTCCAGTGTTGCATGAAGCAGTAACTCTGCAGGAAATCGGCATCACCTCGATCGAAGACCTCTTGAAGATGGCTGAAGGCCCGTCGCTGGTGCATGCGATCCGCGAGGGTCTGGTCTTCAAGCGCGTGGACGGCCAGTTCAGCTTCAAGGCAATCAGCAATCTGTTCTTGGCCAAGGAAAAGGACTAACATGTCACTATCAGAACAAGAGCGCGCAAAGTTGCTCGAACAACGCGAGAAGCTTGAGCAGCAAATCAAAGACTTGAAGGCTCAGCCTTTGGGCCGAACGATGGCGGCAGCTCGTTTTCGCCAAGAAGATTTGACGGCGCTCGCCAAGAAAATGGTTGCCATTGACAAGAAGCTCGGTCGAGAAGTTGGCTGATCCCGAAATGGGGTTAACCTGAGATGTGGTGCGCATCGTACAATTCCACATGCACATCACATCTCACACCAACGGCCTGACCACTGAGCAATCTGAGCTGGTCAACAAAGAAGCGAACATGATCGCGAACGAGCTACGTCTGTGGCTCTCAGATTCGGAACGTCTTGCTGTGAAGCACTGCGCTCGCGAAGATCTGATCATGTTTCACCGTAGCCTTGGGATGTCGATTCGCAATGAATACGACCTGTGGTTGCTAGACCACCACATCACAAAAATCTACGTCGCGGCTGGAATGTCAGGTGACCACCCATGTCACCCTGACAACTTCAGCTTTTCCTGCATCGAACGTCTCTGGGAAATCTTGCAATGAACATTGCAACCTACCTCAAGGAATTGGAGCTCGCACGGCCAATGCGCGTCAGAGCCCTGAGTACCGCCGCGTCCTTGATGAAAGAGGTAGGTGTTACCTTCGTGCAAACGAATCACTTCATTGAGCGATTCGCGCAACGCCATGGCAGCCCAATCGAATCCGTTCGAAACTTTGAACTCGCTGTTCGCGTTCTGAAAACAAAGGCAGCTGAATTCCCGGGCAAGAAGGTGGCATTGAAGGTTAAGAACCACGTCTTCATCTTCGACTGCATCACGCCTGGCATCGTGAAAGCGGTGTCTTTCTGGTATACTGAACTTCCTGCGGCAGAAGCCCTCAAGGGTCGCGGTGAAATCCAAATTGAACTTTCCTGAGGAAGCGTCGTGAACGTTACTTTGCTCTTACTGTTGGCACTGCCGATTCTTGGCGCTGCCTTTGTGTACCATCAGAATCGAGACAAGGGATTCCTGCCTCTCGTAAGCGTTCTTCCGGGCGCATTGTTGGTTGCACTCGTGTTTGGGCTTGCATCGGCTGGCGCAACAAGCGATGTCGAGATTTTGAACGGGCAGGTAACCGGCAAGACGCGAGATCATGGAACGTACGAAGAGTCTTATGACTGCAACTGTCGTACAAAAACGCGAACCGTCGGAAGTGGCGAAAATCGTCGAACCGAGACCTATCAGAAATGCGATACGTGCTATCGTACGCACTACACCGTGAAGTGGCGTTGCCAGACGACGCTCGGCGACTTCGGCATTGACTCAGCGGATAGCACGTCTCAGTCAGTGTATGGGCGGCCAGATCCACAACGGTACTTGGTCATCAACAAGGGTGATCCTGTTTCGCAGCGGCACTCATACACTAACTACGTACAAGCAGTTCCTGAATCTTTGTTCGCCACGATTGACAATCGAGTCAAGCAGAGCTTTGCACCACTGCTGGTGCCATACCCTGACAACATCTACGACATCTACAAGATTGATCGCTTCATGTCGCCTGGGTTCGCATTCACAGATGCTGCGCAGTGGGGCCAAGACATTAGCATGCTACTGCGTGATGTTGGTCCCGCAAAGCAAGTAAACTTGTCCGTTGTCATTGCTAAGACCGCTGACCGTCAGTACACCTACGCACTACGCGAGCATTGGGAAGGCGCAAACAAGAATGATGTTGTGCTCGTGATCGGATCATTGGATGGGCAGAAGATTGAGTTCGTTGATGTCATCAGCTGGACGAAGAACGAGATCTTCAAAGTACAGCTCATTGATCGAATCCGTGATATCGGCATCATCGAGCGCACCCAGATCCTGAGCGCAGTACACGATCAGATCGCCAAGAACTTCGAACGCCGCCACATGCGTGAGTTCAAGTACTTGGACGAGGAAATTGTGCCACCAGACTGGGTGATCTGGGCTTTGGCTGTTGTTCTCATCATCGGGTACGCAGTATACGCCCTGGGCCTCAACGGTAAACTCGAGGCTATGTACAACCAACTTACGCGTAGGTTCAAATGATTGCAACTATCAAGTCAATCTTCGGTCGTCTGTTTGTGGCAATTGGTTGGAGACGCGCGTATTCAGCTGCCACCTACGATGCGCGCATGGCAAGAGCGAAAGAATTGCGTGAACAATTGGTGCAAGTTCGCGCAGCGCATGAGAGCCTCGAGGCGCAGCTCAAGCGCTACAAAAGCACAGCAACGCATCGTGATGAGTTTTTGATTGGAATGATCGAGCACCAATTGCAGGAAAACAAAAACGTCATGGCCTCTGCTCACGATCACATTGAGAAACTAGAGGCTTGAACCTGAAAAAGTAAGTGTTCATTTGAATACTGCCGCTCTACAATCCCCTTGTTTCACCCATCATTTCTGGAGAATCAAATGAAGCAACAACGTGGCGCCGTGAACATCGTCGTCCCCATCGTACTGGCCCTCTTGGGTGCCATCTTGTTCTTTTCGTACATCAGTGCCGCGAACTTCGGCAATCGCACTGAGATGGCGCTGAAGGCGAAGATGGAAGACAACGAAAACATCTACGCGAACGGCACACAAGCCGTCATGGAAATCGCGTCGGTTCCGACGATGTACAAGAACGATCTGTTGGAGATCGTGAAAGCCGACATTCAAGGTCGTTACGGTCCGAACGGTTCACAAGCGACGTTCCAGTTCCTGAACGAACGCAACATCCCGCTGGATCAGTCCATGTACAAGGCGATCCAACAGCAAATCCTCGCCTTCCGCGGCAAGTTTGAAATCGCGCAACGCGAAATGCTGGATCAGCGGCGAGCTTACGAAACGGCTCTTGGCACCTTCCCTCGCTCTATATTCTTGAGCCTGGCTGGCTACCCCAAGCTTGACCTGTCCAAGTACACCATCGTGACGACCGACAAAGCTCGCCAAACGTTCGAAACCAAGCGCGACAGCGGCATCCAACTGCCAGGTCTCCGCCCTGCTAACTGATCAAGGAACCATCATGTTTCAAGCACTCAAGGGCATGATTTTCGAAGAGGCTGGTGCCCCTTCGAAGACAGCCACTCCTCAACCGGTAAAGCAAGGTGCGCCTGTTGGCACAGTCTCTGCTGCTCCAGTTGATGACCAATTCGTCACCGCGCTGCGAGGTGCAATCAAGTCGCGCAGCTCAGCGTTTACCGCGCTGTTGACAACGGCAGACAAGTTGGCCAACGTGATTCCTGACGCAAACATGCGCCTCAAAGCCGCGTTCGCAACGCTTGAGGGTCGTGGGCTGAAGGAAATCCTCGGTGCCATCGACGTACACGCCGCTGACCTTGAAAGCCAGCGCATGCAGTTCACACGTCAAGCCGAAGACGCTTCAAAGGCGGCAATCGGCGCGAAGCAAGTTGAACTGGACAGCATCGACCCCAGCATCCAAGTTGCACAGTCTCAGATCGAAGCGCTGACTCGACAAATCGGCACGCTGACTGACAGCATCGCCCAGAAATCGGCACGCAAGGCTGAGCTCACGACCGAAATCGCGAGTGAAACCGCGCGCTTCACTTCGGCGAAGCAACAATTCGACACCGCCCTCGCAATCGTCAAGAGTGAACTGGAAGGCCAGAAGGCCGTCATCCAGTCTGCCCTTTCCTAAGGAGTAAACCATGTTGTCTGAAGACACTTCCAACAAGACAAAATCCTTCTGGGAACGCCCGGAAGGTACCACCGGAATGATTGCCTTGGCACTGGGCGGTGTTGGTCTATATGCCGCATTGCCACACTTGCTGGTGTTCATGACGGGCCTCGTAGCGTTGCTTGGGCAAACCATCGCCGCTGTCTGTTTGGCCCTCGTACTTGGTGCCATTCTGTTCTTGATCACGAACAAGAAGGTGCAAACCCTCGTGTCGTACATCTTCAAGAGCGCGATGCGAAAGGTCACTGGTATCATGGTCGAGATCGATCCGATCGGCATCATGAAGAACTACATCGATGAACTGTACAAGAAGCGCGAAGTCATGGCCACCAGCCGTGATCGCTTGAAGGGTCAGTTGACGGTGTTGGGTCGCCAAATCTCGCAGAACCAAAATGAGTACGATCAGGCGATGTCCTTGGCGAAAGTTGCGAAGGAAAAGGGCAACCAAGGTGTACTGAGTGTGAACAGCCGCCAAGCTGGTCGCTTGGAGAAGTTGAACAAGGAATCCTTGGGGCCACTCAAGCTCCAAATGGAAATTCACCTGCGGGCTCTGAACAAGTACTACGAAGTCACCGGCACAGTAATTGATGACCTCAAGAATGAAGTCAAGGCCCGTGAAATCGAGCGCAAGATGATCCTCGAGTCGCACAACGCGATGAAGGCAGCCAAGGCCATCCTCAACGGCGGTACTGACCAAAAGGAACTGTTCGACCAAGCCATGGAATTCGTTGTCGAAGACTTCGGCATGAAGATGGGTGAGATCGACAGCTTCATCGAAAACAGCAAGGGTTTCGTTGAAGGTCTGGACATGCAGAACGGTGTGTACGAAGCTGAAGCTCTCAAGCGTCTGCAAGAGTGGGAACAGAAGGCCGAAAGCGTCCTGCTTGGCAACCAAAAGCAAGCGATGTTGGAGCACACTGCCAACACCAGCACGATCAACCTCGGCATCGGTCTGCCAGCTGCTCAGCAAGTTGATTACAGTAAGCTGATCAAGTAAGTTGAACCTGAGGATCGGGTTGTACTCGATCCTCCTTCCCATATAAAATCAATCACGTTTTGAACAACTTTGTTTGGAGTCTGCTATGAAGATGAAGACCGCCCCAAAGGTGATGCTGATTGCCGGTGTGGTAATCAGTGGTTACTTTGGAATCACTGCCCTGATGAACAAGGGCTACCTGTCGCAGAAGGCAACAATTGCCGTCAGCGTCCCTGACAAGATCGACCTTCCAGCTGGTGGTGGCAACGCTGTACCAACGGCGACCACGAGCATCTCAGCTCAAGGCAACGGCGACAACATCCGCGTCAAGACCATTCCATGGAACGGCACGAGCGGCATGCACTACGCAAACGCTGGTGGCCTCTTCAAGGCCCACGGTCTGAACGTGTCTATCGCTCGTGAAGATGACTACGCCAAGCTGATCGCCGACATGGCGGCCTTCGCGAAGGACAACAACACTGGTTCGCACTTCACCATCATTATGGGTGACGGCCTGCCAGCATTCATCACTGGCCTGAACGCAGCGCTGAAGCCGTTCAATCAAGAAGGTGCAATGATCGCCGGCATCGGCTACAGCCGCGGCGAAGACAAGTGCATCATCTCTGACACCGTGCAACCACGTGGTTCGCTGATCGCCGGTTACCTGGGTGATGGCGACATCAACATCTGCGTGAAGTACGCGGCTGACAACGGCATCCCAGTGAACGCCGATCCGAAGACGTACGATCCGAACGCCATGAACTTCATGGGCACTGGTTCGTTCGTTGAGGCAGACGAAAAGTTCATTGCCTCGGCCAAGAGCAACTTCACAAGTGGCGGTTCATGTGAAGAACGCAAGGTCGTCGGCACTGGTGAAACCAAGACGGTCTGCGTAACAGGTACCGCAACTTGGACGCCTGGTGACACCAAGGTCTTCAACGAACTGAAGAAGATCGGCAAGTCCATCAAGGTCATCGGTTCCACCAAGGAATACGCATGGCAAATGCCAACTGCTGTGATTGGTAACAAGCAATGGATGGCCGCACACCCTGAAGCAACCAAGGCGTTCCTCGCTGCGATCTTCGAAGGTGGTGAAAAGGTTCGCTCTGATGCTCAAGCCCTGATGGTCGCCGCAGCCGAACAAGCCAAGGTGTACAACGAAGGTGATGCATCGTACTGGGCCTCGATGTTCCGCGGTACCACAGACGTTGGCCCTAACGGCAAGACCATCGAACTCGGTGGATCTACTACCAACGGCCTGGCTGATGCAGCGTTCCTGTTCGGTCTGAATGGTGCTGATGACTTGTACAAGAAGGTGTACACAGTGTACGGCAACATCGCCGTGAAGTACTTCCCTGACGCTATCAGCGGTGGTAAGCTGGTACCTGTGGAACAAGCAGTCGACAAGACGTACGTTCAAGCGCTGCTCGCCAGCTCGACCAACGTCGCTCAAGTTGCCAAGCCTGTGTTCACCGGTGTTGCAACCGAAACGTTTGCTGCGAAGTCCTACGCTATCGAGTTCGACAGTGGCAAGACGACCTTCAAGCCTGCATCGGTCGCTGTGCTGAACGAACTGTTGGATCAAGCCGCTGTGACATCGCTGACGGTGCAAATCAACGGCCACACTGACAACGTTGGCGACTCAGGCAGCAACCTCGCTCTGAGCCGAGCACGTGCTGAAGCTGTGAAGAACTTCTTGATGCAGAACGCACCATCGAACTTCCCAGCAGAACGTGTGATCGTCCGCGGCTTCGGTGATACCATGCCAGTTGCTGACAACGGCACTCACGAAGGTAAGGCTAAGAACCGTCGCGTTGAAGTGATCCTCAAGAAGTAAGTTTCCTTCCTAGCAGCAAGGTTTGAGGGTGGGTCATCCCACCCTCTTTTTGTTTCCGGTTGACGATCGTTATACAGTGCAACCGTAGTCACGCTCGAGGGTCTTCATGTTTTCATCCTTGTTTACTCCATACGCTTTGGGACGCCGGTTCTCGGTCAAGTTCCTGTCAGGCGTAGCTCTGGCGACACTGATGGTGTTCTGGGCCATCGCCCCAGCATCGTCTGGTATCCCAACACAGTTCTCAATTTTAACGTCCTGGAACACCCTGGCACTCCAACAAGGTCTGCTTGTAGAGCTCTTCAACTCGACAGTTGTGATCTGGAAAGCTCTGATCCTCAGTGCATTGCTTTCCGTTGGGCTTGCGGCTCTGACCACGGCTGACATCTTCAAGCCGCTTGGCACCTTCTTTGCCAGCCTTCGGTTCCTTGGTTTCGCTGGTCTGACGTTCCTGTTCACGCTTTGGACAAGTAACGGCTCACAGCTCAAGTTAGCGTTGCTCACGTTCGGTATGACGGTGTTTCTGACCCGTAGTACCATTGATGTGGTGAAGAGCATTCCACAGTCCGACATCGATTACGTTCGATCACTTGGGTTGAAAGGCTGGCGGTTGACGTGGGAAATCGTGATTCGCGGTAAGAGCGCTGACATGATGGATCTGATTCGACAGAATGCAGCTGTTGGGTGGACAATGCTCTCGATGGTTGAGGGTCTTGTCCGATCTGAGGGTGGTGTTGGCGCGCTGTTGTTGAATCAAAACAAGTACTTCAACCTCAGCGCTGTATTCGCCATCCAACTTACGATTCTGGCGTACGGCATTCTTCAAGATGTTGGCTTGAGCTACCTACGCTCAGTGCTCTGCCCGTGGACCAACCTCAATCGGAGTGACAAATGATTCGTGTTCACTACCTGCTTCGCAACTCTGACCTTGAAACAATCGACGAACGTGTAACTACGTTTGACAACGCCGAAGCAATGTACGCGTGGGAACAAGGAATTGAAGACCTGAACCCAAGCACTTTCCTGCACAAGCAGTCTTTGGAGATCATCGATGAAGCCAGTGACGCCAAGTGAAGCAAAGGAAGAGGCTGCTAAGGCCATTCCTGATGAAGTCATTCAAGCCGTCAATGAGCTGCTGATTGAGAACTACAGCGACTCCTTGATCACCATCAAACAGCATCAAGTTCTAAGCAGGATCAAGAAGATCATGGGGGATGGTACTCAAATTGACATGCGGTGGCTGAACTTCGAAGAGGCTTTTCGCAAGAACGGATGGGACGTCGCATACGACAGTCCTGGGTACAGCGAGAGCTATGACGCGTTTTTTCAATTTCGTGCAAAGAGAGGCCAACGATGAAAGTCACAATCATTACAGCTGGTAAGGACGACGGACTCACCATTGATATCCCTGTCTTGCCAAACAAGGGTGACACGTTCGAGCTTGACTTTGTTGAGTATTCAGTCTACCGTGTGTTGCATAAGGTTGAGACCCCAGTTCTTCGCGGTTCTGAAGAGCCCTGTTCTCAGCGAATTGCCTTGGTTCTGGAGCGTATATGAACTACACCAAACAGGAACGGTTGCTCACGGTTGAAAACCTGAGCTTGTCCTACGGCGACAAGGTTATTCTGCGTGACATCAACCTTCATGTGGACAACATTGTGCGGCCAGGCGCTACACAGGGTCAAGTCATCGCGCTGCTCGGGCTGTCTGGGTCTGGCAAGACGCAGCTCTTCCGCTGCATTGCTGGTATGCAGAAGCCTAGTACTGGATCAGTTCGCCTGATGAATCACCCACATGATGTAAGCGCTGGTGAAGTCGGCGTGGTGCAGCAGGCATACCCACTGCTCAACCACCGCACGACGTGGAGCAACTTGACGCTTGCCACGCACGACAAGGCAGGCGCCAAAGATGAAGCCGAGCGGTTGTTGCAGCACTTTGGTCTTGCTGACAAGAAAAACTCGTACCCGCAAGAATTGTCTGGTGGCCAACGCCAACGTATTGCCATTATCCAGCAGTTGCTGTGCTCGTCGCACTTCCTCTTGATGGACGAACCATTCAGCGGCTTGGACGTGATGGCTAAACGCCGGGTGTTTGACACCATGCTGAAGGTTAGCACGTCCAATGAGTTGAACACCGTCATCTTCACCACACATGACCTTGAAGCCGCCGTAACGCTCGCTGACGAGATCTGGGTGATCGGCAAGGAAGGTGATAAGCCTGGATCTACCATCATCAAGCGCATTGACCTTGCGGCCATGGGTTTGGCATGGGCTCCTGACGTTCAGCGCCATCCACTTTACTTCCAAACGGTTCTTGAGCTCAGGGACCTGTTCGCTTCTCTGTGAGGTTTGTATGTTTGATTGGCTCACCACGTTCTTAGGGATTGAAAGCAAGCCTCGCGGAAAGTATGACGACTTCTCCGTTGAGTACTACCCGCGAACTGGCGTGTACTACGCCAAATACCATGGCGGGTACCTGAAGAAGGCGTACAACACTGGGATTGTCGAAGTGCTTTTTGGTTGGAGTGGCATTACGTACGGCACTAGATTACAGAGTGAAGAGTCCGCATGGCACCTTATTGACCTGTTCATTGAGCAGCGATTCAAGGAAAGCGTTCAAACTATTCGTAGGACTTGACATGGTGTTCGGCCTTTTTACTTGCGTGTCTCTGATCATTGTCGTTTTGGTCTTTGCAAGGCCGACATGGGGCAAACGGGATTACCCACACGCTGAACACTATAAGACGCGCGGTCAGTTGATTTGGGCATGTGTGGCGGCATTCGTGCCGGTCATCAACATTTTCGCCTCGATATATCTGCTCTTGCGCGATGGGCGGTTCAAGACTTTAGGCAGCTTCTTCAACAAACCGCTGCATAGAGATCGCTATGAAAATGAAAGGTACGACTGATGGCTGGCTATCATTTGACTGAGCCCACTCGCGGCGAGTTCGGAGAACTGTCCAAGGTGTACGAGGAGATCGATGAGCTTCATGACGCTGAGAAACAAGGCGCTACATTGATGCTGATTCAGGAGCTCTCGGACGTCTTGGGTGCCATCGAGGGGTATCTGAAGAAACACCATCCCTCTATTACATTGGATGACCTGATCAAGATGAAAAACATCACAAAGCGAGCATTTGAGTCAGGTGCTCGTTCGCCACGTACGCAAACCGAGCGTGTGTACGGCGAGGGCACCAACCAGTATGTGCTTGCGCATGACGGCAAGACAAAGATCTACCTGGACGACGACCTTCAATGAGCCACCTCAAAGCCGGAACCATCGTAGAACTCAGCGATGGGTGGAATCAGTACCAAGTTCTGCAAGCTGATGAAAAGTTCGCACTGTTGAAGTGCGCTGTGTTTGTTCGCGAAGAGGATCTTGGCGACAAGATCACTTGCACCAGACACGATCAAGAGATTTGGATTGCACAGTTCCACGCGTGGAAGTATGAGGAAAGCAAGTGAACACGATTGACTACTCTGCGCTGGGGCGCGCTCAAGCTGAGTATAAGGCACTTGGCTATCAGCCAGTTGAAGTGCCATGGCGTGTCAGCACTGGGATTTTGGACGTCACGCGCCCACCATTATCGCGGGGTGACTACGTGATTGCAGGCACTGACAAGGGCTTGATCGCTTCTGGTGAACAAGGCTTTATGACCTTGATGAACAAGGGCATTCTTCCTCCAGGCAAGTACCAAACGATCACGCCGTGCTTTCGCAATGAACCTTATGATGAGACGCATTCAAAGCAGTTCATGAAGCTTGAGTTGATCGAGATCATTGAAGGTCAACAAGTTTTCGACGAGCTCGCTCTAGAACTAGCGAACACCGCGTTGGCCGTGATGTCGAAGGTTGATCACCTGATTGGTCCCTATCTAGAGATCGAAGAGCAGTTCCCGGAAGATCGGCTTCTCATCTCACGTGCCTACGACGTGAACTTCGTCTGTCGTGGCAAGGTGGAGCTTGGTTCGTTCGGCGTTCGCCGTGCGTTCTTTGGATCATGGGTTTACGGGACTGGACTTGCTGAACCCCGGTTCTCTAAGTGTGCCGCTAACCTGAGAGTTCATCCTGAATTGACATCAACCCGCGTGCCGCCATCCGCGTAGAATTCAACCTGTCACATCATTTCATTACTGGAGATCCAAATGGCCCTCAAGCCCGCACCTAAAGCGATTCTGATCGCGGCTGTGGTTGGTGCAGCCGCTTTTGCCGGCATGAAGTTCTTGCCGAAGCAAGCACCAGCATCCACCGCTCCTGAAGTTGCAGCACCTGCACCCACCACGGTGGCTCCTCCTACCCCTGAGCAAGTTGAAGCTGCCAAACAGCCTGAAGTTACGGCTCCGGCACCCGCTCCCGCTGATCCTACCCCTCGATCGAACGTCTCGACCGGTGACGCTGGTCTGAGTGCGGTTTTGGGCGCGGGTCGCTCAGCATCGCAATCATCTGGAGAAACACATGAAGATTTTCGCACGTTGGGCCGCTATGGGCCTCGCCATTTTCGCTGCCTCCGCTTGGGCAGCTCCAGTAGGCATCGCAACTGGTCAACCTACTGGCACGAACTACCCGATGGGCGCAGACATCGCAAAGGTGTGCAGCACCCCATCTTCTCCGATCAACAACATCGTCACTGACGGCGGCTTGGACAACGTGTTCAAGGTATACGGCGACAAGAACTCGCAGTACGGCATCGTACCAGTCGACGCGCTGGTTTATCAGAAGGGGCAAGACCCCAAGATGATGGACCGCATCAAGATGGTGTTCCCATTCTTCTCGGTTGAAGTGCACATCATCGCAAAGAATGGTGCACCAATCAACTCGCTGGCCGACCTTGCCGGTAAACGAGTGATCGAAGGGCCTGAAGGTTCTGGCACATGGGTCACGGTGCAAGTCATCAAAGCTTTGACGGGCATCAAGTGGCAAGGCTTCTACGCCTCTCAGCAAGATGGCTTCAACTCCGTGATGGCTGGTCAAGCTGATGCTGAGTTCATTGTGGCTGGCAAACCAGTTGGTCTGTTGAAGAAGTCCTCTGGATTCAAGCTCCTGGCCGTGAAGCACCCTGCGTTGGATGGGTTCAAGCTCTACCGCAAAACCCTGATTGACAGTGGCACGTACCCTGGCCAAGCGAGCGCGGTGCAGACCATCAAGGTGGACAATGTGCTGGTGACGTACGCCTTCCAGAACCAGTACCAGAAGGAAATCGGCGATCTGGTGTCGTGTATTACTCGCAACGTAGGACGCATGCAGACCGAAGACGGCTTCCATCCGAAGTGGAAGGATGTTGACCCCACGTCAATCGAGGGTATCGATTGGCCCGCTCACCCCGCGGCACTCGCTGCAATCAAGCGTAACTCACGCCATTGATTTAGCCTTAGACCGCACCCAGCCTGCTTCCTTAAGCTCCTGGGTGTAGTCTTCAGGCCAAAGGATCTTTTTAGATCCATTCAGCCAAATAGTGATCTTCCCAGTATTTCGTTTGGCACTGTCTCTGACCGCAGCAAGAAACTTTTCACGTACCTCTGGTTTGGACATTGCCTTCCTGGTACCTTCTGAGATTGCTTTGATTTCGGCGTCAGTTCGCTCTTGCCCTTTGTTCCAAGAAGTTGTTCCAGCTCTCTTCTGAGATATGAGAAGCTTTGTCTTATCAGTGTGGCGCTTACCGTGCATCCCATTAGCTTCTCCCTTTCGATTGATTTTCGCAACAATCAGTTCTTTGTCTGGATGTTGCGAAAGCCTATCACCACCACTTCCACCAGGAGCCAAGTTCATACACATGGCGTCCTGATGAATGAGGTCCCATGTAACAACTTCTGCTTCGAAAAGTTCTGCTTCGGTTCTTGTCTCGAAATAGCGTAGAACTTCACGAGTGTGGTTGTGGGCGCCGTGTTTCTTGATGGAGCGATGGAGATATTTCCCACTGCCAAGGTACCCATCATCTTCATTGGTGGTTGAGTGAACGCCGAGATAATACCGACCAGTAATGGTGCAGGTTGTTTTGTAGACGAAATGTTTCATGTAATGTAGATGTTGATCCAGTCGATATTTAGCGACTTGTTGGAGTGATGACCAGCAAGAGAGGCGGTTGATAGCAGAGGTTCTCCAGCTCTGTTACAACCGCCTCTGCCGTTACAGATTGGTCAACATTTTCTTCGGGATCGTGCTAAAATAACATCATCGTCAAACAACCGGATTGATCATGAACAATCTCTCCATCATGATTTTGACCATTGGCGCTGGCTTAGCCATTTATGGTTTTACCAGACCGAAAAAGCCGGCGGCGGGATCGGTTCAAGCAAGAGCAGAGATCCGCGCGCAGCGGAAGGATCTTCGTGAGCAGGCAGCTCTTCAGCGATCCCTTGATGCCCAAGCTAAGCGGGAACGGGCAGCCGTCGAAAAAATCGCGCGAGAAAATCGGAAAGAGGAACTTGCAAAGTCACGGCACCGTGTACAACAGGTTAAGTTGGCTGCTGGCATTGCTCGCTCCGTGTTTAAGACTATCAAGTAACCTGAATTTTCTTGTGTACGTGCATTGCAGACCTGTGTATTATGCACCTACGCGTAGAACCTGATCACGCAACTTTGTCTAACTTTTGAAGGTCCACCATGTCCAAAATCCTCTACGTTTCGTCAGCAGTGCAAGCAGCGCTCATGAAAGAAGTCTTCATTCCCGAACTGATTGACGGCTTCTGGAAAAATCACCGCCCCGCCGGTCATGGCGAAGTCTGGCGTGATGTTGAAGTCCGAGTGTCCGAAGACGGTAAGCTCGGCACTGAAGGCTTCGATTCTCCACGCAACTACAACTTCCTGAACTTGGACTTCGCGCTACCAAATGAAGCGCGTCTGGTCGCTGTCGCACAAGCTGCCAAGGCGAACAGCAACTTCAAATCTGTCAAGAAGGAACTCATCGAGCTGGGTCGAATCGTTGGCAATCGTCTTGCCTCTCGTGATGCAACTCCAGTGAAGCTCTTCCGCGGCAACCACAAGCCTGGCACTGAGACGGTTTCTTCTGCTCGAGCACGTGCTGCATCTGCTGCCTTGGCCGCCGCTGGCACGCAAGCCTTGGCCGTTACCGAAGCTCCTGCGACACGCAAGCCAACTGGCCCAAAGCGCACTTTGGCTAAGGTGAAAACCGAAGCAGCACCAGTTGACACCTCCAAGGTTGAAGTGACCAAGACTGCCGCCGGTGCAACGGTCCGTCGTGTCCCAGTCGCCGCGTCCTCTGTCTTCGCCATGGGCGACGCAGCAGGCCAAGCTGACGAATAACTTGGCGCAAATTACTACGCTGTCATCGCGTAGGGTCGGGGTCGAAAGATCTCGACCCTTTTTGGCATCTGAACCTGAGCACAGGAACTTTGAGTCGTTACACCAGATGAAAATGATTTTTTGGAGATGGGCCCGTTCCGTTCGTAGTTTGACGCTATTTTCATAAATAGCCTCGAGCGTCCAAAAATTCAACCAAAGGTGTAACCCATGTTAATTGACGGTATTCAACTTCTAGGTTCTTCAGAAGCGAGTAATTTTGCAATCGTTTCTGGCTCCTCACTCCCTGTAACGGGAAATAACACTGGCGAATTGTTCTATTTGACAACAGGCACTCCTGGTTTGTACGTTTATGATGGCGCACAATGGAGCACTGTCTCTGCTGGTGGCGTGTCAACAAGTGAGAATAACACTTGGACTGCGGCGCAACGTGGCAGCGTAAGTGCTTTGAGCTATGCGGCAACGGTGACACCTAACTTCGACAGTAGCAACAACTTTGCACTGACCTTGACTGGTAACACAATCATAGCTAACCCTTCCGGCACTATCACTCCCGGTCAATCAGGTATCATTGCAATCTCTCAGGACGCTACCGGGAGTAGAACGGTCACATGGGGTTCAAACTTCAAGGGAGCTGGTGGAGTTAAACCAGCATTGTCGACTTCGCCAAACTCGGTTGATTTGATCTCGTATTACGTGGTATCACCCACCATGATCTTCATCTCGGCTAACTTGGCAATTGCTTAATCAGAGGGGACTGAGTCCCCTCTCAGGAGAATACTTATGATTCCAGGAGGCATTGTGTCTACTCTGTTCGCAGCTTCGTCAGTCGCAGCGGCGGTGGATGCTTTTTTCAATAGGACGGCCATGATCTTGACTGGTGAAACCAGTTCGATTTCATCATATTTGGCCACCAACGCAAACAACTCGTTCACCGACCAAGGTGTCCACGGATTGACTTTGAGTGGCTCAGCCACAACCTCGCAGGGTTCGGTCACACCCTTCAGAACATCAGGATTCAGCTACATGCTGAATGGGTCATCGTCAGTCCAGATCCCAACGTCAACGCTATCATTCAACTATCACGGAAAGAAAACAACATTTGAATTTTGGGTCTTCCCTAAATCATTCTCTACCGGTAACAGTGGTTACACCAACATCATCACTAGTCAGTTGGCCGCAGCGTCGGCCAGCCAAGTAGCAGTTGGTTTGCACAGTCCATCGGGTACGGCTCCAGCAACGGTGACTTTGTATAGCGCAACCCCAAATGGTGCGGTTGAATCCACAGCCACCGTTCCATTGGGTCAATGGAGCCACGTTGTTGTTCAGGTTGACGTGACAACCCCGTCTACTGCGAATGAAGTCATATTCTTCGTCAATGGCGTTAAGAACACGACAACAATCAGCTTCAATAACGTCACCGCAGGTGGTGGGCAGTCATCTATCCCATTGAGTATTGGTGGAAACGGGTACTTGTCGAACTACTTAAATGGATATATCAGCAACGTTCGTATCGTCCAAGATTCGTCATATGTCTACACAGGAAGTTCGATCATTCCACCAACTTCACAATTGTCTGTGATTGCTGGAACGGTTGCACTGGCAAATAATGCAACATTCTGGGATTCGGCATCCAACACGACACTGAACATTACCGGCGCACCAGTAGTGTCTCCGTTCTCTCCGTTCTCACCAGTGAATGAGTATAACTCCGGCTCGCCGTCAAAGGGGGTTCACATTACTAGCACGAACCGAGTAGAGTACGCGAACCATTCGAGTTTGAACCTAGGAAACAGTGATTTCACCATTGACTTCTGGATGTATCAGAAAACTGCACCCACTAACGGTGCCGTAGTTTGTCGAGGCGGTGTTTCACCGGGTTACCTGTTAGGAATGTCTGGTAGTAACCTGGCGTTCTGGTGTTCATCTAATGGCACCAACTACGACATGGTGAACGGTGCAACCATTGGAGCATTTACTATAAACTCGTGGCACCATGTTGCATTGTCAAGAGTCGGTACTACCATTCACGCGTTCATTAACGGTCAGTTGAAACAATCGTTCAACGTCGGCACCGCTTCAGTATATGATAATGGATACCCAACAACACTTGGTTTTTGGACTAACGGCGGGGCATCGTTTACGGATTTCAATGGATTGATCCAAGACTTTCGAATCATCAAAGGTACGGGACTATACTCGGCGACCTTCGTTCCACCGTCCAGTAAGTCGTTATCAGTGGCCGGCACTTCTCTTTTGACGTGCCAAGATGGTAGTCTGACAGATAATAGTACGAATAACCATCCCCCGATTATCACTGGTGTTCCGGTTTCGTCTAGTGATGATGCCACACCACCAACTGGAAGTTCATTAGTATTTACGGGAACTGCTGGTAGCTTTTTGCAACTTGGTGGTCAGAGCAACTTTGCATTCGGTACCGGTGATTTTACTATTGAAATGTGGTATTTCCCGTATGCGATTTCCAATCAACAGTTGTACAGTTCACAAGCATCTGGTTCGTATACCACCGCTCCCGACTTGTGGATGGATACATCCGGAAGATTGAACCTACAAGTTGGTGGTACCGGTAGCGTCAAACAGGCTGCGGCACTCTCGCCAATGACCTGGTATCATATTGCGTTAGTTCGCCGTTCCAACTCATCAACCATCTACATCAATGGTGTTGAATCAGGATCACCAGCTGTTGACAATAACAACTACACCATTCCAGCTAACCGCCCACTCATTGGTGGCTACGGGTACTCAACTAACCAATACCCAGTTAACGGTATGATTAGTGATTTACGAGTGGTGAAGGGTACTGCGGTGTACACTGGAAACTTTACTCCGCCAACATCAAGACTTCCTGAAGTTGCAGGCACGTCGTTGATGTTGAACAACGGATATCTCGGTGATGCTAGCTCGAATAAGTTCCCAGTTACTGCAGTCAATAACGTAAAGCGTATCGCGTCCTCGCCGTATGATTCTGCTGTGGTTGGCGCATACAGTACTCACTTCAATGGCTCTAGCTATATTCAAATGGCGAAGAGTTCAAACTTTGCGATGGCTGGTGACTTCACAATTGAAGGTTGGGTAATGATGCCGACGGTAGCTGGTAACATATTCACGTTGAGCTCAACAAACAACAACGGATGGAATTATGATGACAGTAGTTCTTTGATGGGCGGGTTATCGTTGTCACACAACATGCTGCGACTGGGTTCATCTGGTCTGAGTTTCACATCATCTATCTTTTCTCCAAGAAAATGGCAACATTTTGCAGTGACTCGATCTGGTACGTCTGTCAAAGTGTTTGTTGATGGAGTTGAAAAATACGCCACTACATACTCCGGAACAATAGGTTCAGCAAACGCAACTCCTGCTCTGGGTATTCTGGACACGTACTCAGGCTCCGCTAGAAACTTGTTTACAGGGTACATCTCAAACTTCCGAGTGGTAAACGGCACCGCGCTGTACACATCGGCGTACACTGTACCAACTTCACCGTTGGGGGATGTAGCCAACACCAAAGTATTGACATGTAACGGACATAAGGTGGGCGATTACAGCTCTACGAACACTGCCTTCACCTTAACTGGTAATCCAATAGCGTCAAAGTTCTTAACCCCGTTCGGGTATGGCTTGAAGAATGATGGTAGTTTCCTGTTCGACGGTACCAGTTATGTTGTGACTCCGGCGGCTTCTATGGCGTCGATCTTCGGGTCTAACCTGATACAGGCGGGCTCGACATTTACCATTGAGGCGTGGATGTATCAAACCCAACGTCATACTGGTACCCAACCAGTTATGATGGGGGATATGAATCACTCGTCATCCACTGCGGCAATGGCATTTGGTCCTACTAACTCTGGTCTTTTGCAGTTCTACTGGTACGATGGTGCGGCGAGAACATTGACTGGTAATACTACTATCCCTTTGAACCAGTGGACTCACGTTGCGGTGGTTGCCGTTGCTGGCGTCATGTCATTATTCGTTAATGGCGTGCGTCAAACCGCAACCGGCACGTCAACGTTATCAACCAATACGACTGGTACTGGTTTCTTCAACATTGGTAGATGGAACAACGGTGGCACATCTAACGGCTATTACGGCATGTTGAGCGGCGTCGCGGTAACTAGAGCAGCAAAGTATAGGGAAGGTTTTCCTATCCCATCAGCGCCAGTAGTGACCAACAATGAAACTACGTTGTTGATGACGGGTAACACTGGTACTATTCTTGACGCGTCGATGAAGACAATCCCGGTGTCCACGGGTGCCCGGTTGTCAACTACCACTAAGAAGAACGGTTCTGCTAGCTTGCAGTTCGGTTCGTCGGCAGTGTTGGATACCTCGATGGACAACATCTTAGTATACGACAAGTTGACGATTGAATTCTGGGCAAACACTTCAGCGAATTCATCGCTCCAAGTTATGTGCCACTTGGGAGACAAGGCCGTTGAAGCGACCGGTATGGAAATTGGTAAAGGAACAACCAACCGTCTATACTTGGCCGCAGTGAGCGGTACCGTGATCGGTGGTGCGTCTGGTACGTTGCCAAACAATACGTGGTTCCACGTTGCGGCTGTGAAAACAGATGGCAACTGGTATTTGTACCAAGACGGCATCCTGGTGGGTTCAGCTTCAGTGGCGTCAATGCCTACGGCTGGTACGATGAACAGTGTTCGTCTTGGTGGTAAGTACGGTACGTCATCGTATCGCTACACTGGTTTCGTTGATGACTTCAGAATCACACTTGGTGCCAGATACACTGGTAACTTTACTCCACCAACGACCTTGTTGTTGAAGTAATAACCGTCATCGCGTAGGGTCGGGGTCGAAAGATCTCGACCCTTTTTGGCATCTGAACCTGAGCACAGGTTGTCGTCAAATCGCGATCGCTAAATAATAGCATCAAGCAGCGGAGATAGACTCCAACGCATCGCCTAACGAGGAGCTCGACATGGCAAAGCAATCAGATGACAGAGTTACGGTATACATTGGGAGGTTTAACCCCTTTCACAACGGCCACGCGCATGTTCTCAAACATGCTCTCGAGACTTCCAAGCTCGTCATCCTTCTGCTTGGATCTGCAGGTCTCGCACGTTCGCTCAAGAACCCCTTCACCTTCGATGAACGCCGCGAAATGGTCTCACGATGGCTTGCCACTGTTGACATTCCAGATGGTGTTCAAGTTGTCATTGCCCCGTTGCGCGACTTTCAGTACAACAACGCCATGTGGATCCGCAATGTGCAGCGCACAGTGAAAGACATCGTCAAGAGCCAGAACAACCCTTCGCTCAAGCAAGTCTTCATTACTGGTTCCGATCGTGACGAAAGTACGTGGTACCTCAAGGCCTTCCCACAATGGAAGCTGGACCTCGTACCCGCTTTTCGCAATGATCTGAGCGGCGACCTGAGCGCGACACAAATTCGCGAGCTCATGTTCAGCACTGACATCAGCCCAGAGCTTGTGGTGGCCCTTGGCATGATGATGCCGAAGTCGACACATAGCTTCATCATGGAGTTCATCGGCTCACCAGAACACACCCGGTTGCATCGGTGGTATGAGCAGAATAAGGCCTATAGGGACGCATGGTCCGTTGCCCCGTATGCCCCGATTTTCGTGACTGTGGACTCGGTCATCATTCAGTCTGGCCACATTCTTGTCGTTGAACGTGGAGCTGAACCTGGACAAGGTCTATGGGCTCTACCTGGCGGCTTCGTGAAACAGCGTCAGCGACTCAAAGACGCTGCTGTGGCTGAGGTTGTCGAAGAAACGGGCATTCGACTTGCTGAAGGAAAGCGAGCCGAAGAAATCACCAAGGCGATCTTGAAGGGTTCCATCGTTGATTTCAACGTATACGATGATCCTGATCGCTCAATGCGCGGCCGCACGATTACGCACGTGTTTGTCATGCGCCTTGACGACACACGTCCACTGCCAGTCGTAAAGGGGCAGAACGTGCCTGTATACGACCTCGCAGAACATCACAGTGAAGAATACCGCGCATTGGATGCGGAACGTGCGTCAAGCAAAACCACAGCGCGGCGTCGAGATGAAATCGACTTGCGTATGGCTGAGATCGAGAAAACTTTTGACGGTGTTCGAGTTGTTGAAACCTCAAAAGCATTCTGGT